TGTAAAGATGTTTGAGCATATTATCAAACATTTATCTATCTTTTCCCTTATTTCTTCTTCTATTCTTCTTATTCTTCTTTATTTATTGTTAAATGACAGTACGACATAGAAAAAAGAAATAATAAAAAAAGAAAAGAAAAAAAAATAATAAAAAAAAATAAAAATAGAAAATCATGAAAAAAGAAAAAGGGACGACTGGTGTCATAATGACAAAAGAATAAGTATGTTAACGAACAACATACATATTTATTTAGGATATAAAACATCAAGCCAATTATTTGCAATTTCATCCCAAGATTTAATGGCGGGAAACTTTCTACCGATGCTAATGAGATGATCTGCTTTAGCTTTGTAATCATCAGCGAATACTTCTTCACAGAAGGAAATACCACATTGAGTATAATAAGCATCTTCACTTTGATCCTTGTGGAAAATTAATTTGAATGAAGGGAATGAACCAAAGATATTAACATTACTTGTCACCAAAATCAAATCACTGAGGAGACTTTCCTTGAGAGAAATACAACAAATTTCAGCCGTCCCAGTGGATAGATATAAATGATAAGTAGATTTCATTTTTTCAATAGCAAGGTCTTCACGTGAAATACGTCCATGATCAAAAACTCCAGGCGTTGTTAAAATAAGGCTCTCAATTTCCCTTCTCTCTTCTGCGGGATCACCATCGTGAAATCCATAATAAAGATGGAGGGAGGGTTCTACATTATATTTTTCTTTGAGGTTATTATAGATGATAGGCCAAGTATATTTTAGTGTAGGTTTTAATCCACGGAAATAACTGGAAGCGAATACAAACCGCCAAGGGTCTTTTTCAATCTCGGGTCTATATTTGAATAAATTATAATCACAACCATTAGGACAAATCACAGCTTTTTCATCTGAGATATTTTTAAATTCAGGAATGACGTGATTACCAATCTCTTGATGGAAAGGAGACTTATAGAAGATCCTATCAATATATTTATTATAACCAGCCATTATTTGGTATTGTTCGGGATTATGGTCGTGTAAATCAACATTAATACTCTTGGCATTAATCTTAACATAAGGATTAAAAAGGAAAAGCCCAGCCACTCTCCAGAGAATAATATGATTATATACGCCCTTATAAGAAAATTTATTTATGTGTTTATAGACCACCCCCTTATAATGAAGTAGGTCTACAAATTCCAGTTCAGGATCATTAAGATAAACTTCCACAGATTTACCAGCTTGAGCCCAACATTCGGCTAAATTGATGACAGCACTTTCAGAACCACCTAAACGAAGCTTTTGTTTTGGGGACCACTTAATACTTTCAGCACCACATACATATGTTATATCATAAGTGTTTTTATCACTGACTTTATTGAGTTCTTCATCAAAGATTGATTTATATTCAGCGAATGAAACATCATCAATAAAATAATCCATATCAAAAATGAGACCGATTTCATCAGTGGGAAGGCAAAGGGTATTGATTTTATATTGACGAAGGGACAGACCTTGATATTTACAAATAAATTTATTATAAGTATTATTGGCATAGGACATTTGAATGATACAATAGAGGGGATTGAGATGATACATTTTATTTTTAAAATCATTAGTGAAGCTATTCTCTTCGGCATATGTTTTCATAACATCATAGTGATGTGTCTGTGAATATTTATAAGAATAAGATAGGACTGAATTAACACTATGATACTCGGGATGAGAACGGAGGTCAAAGGTGAAGAGTTTATCAGTATCATAATCATACATAAATTGATTACCACAACCAACTAAATTACAATCATCATATTGGGTAAATAATTCACAGGTTCTATAGATGCGTTGTTCAAGCATCCAATCATCATCGTCTTGACAAATAATTACATCGGTTAAGGAATTGATACAAGAGTTGGAAAACTCACGTAAATATCCAATATTGCGTTGAGGTTCAGGAGGGACGAACACTTTGATTTTAATATTGAAAGATTTAGAAAGAGCGTTTAATTTTTTCTTTAGTTGGGAGGACTGAGTTTTTGTTAAAGAACCATCAATAAATACCCACTCTATAAAATTAAAAGAAGAGGGATTGAAGGCGAGGGCCTTAGAGACACTTTTGAATAATAAGGGTAGGAACCTAATGCGTTTAAAACGTGTGATAGTTAAGAGTGAAACCGCGAGCATTGTCATTTTATAAAGGTATAAACATTTTCTTATGTCATTATAAATATACACAATGTCAAGCATTGACGAAGTAATGAGCAAGTATGTGGAACTCCACAAGGAAAAAACTGAATTAATGGATAGTCTCCGAGAACTTAATAGAGAGCTTAGAGAAATTTCCCCTGTTGTTAGACAATATCTTGAAGAGACCGGACAACCCCAACAAGTTGGAGAAGAGAAGGTTGAACTCCAAGAGAAGACCCGTAAGACAAGAAAATCCCAAAAGACCTATGGGGAAGAACTCAAGGCATACCTTACTACATTAGGCGTAAGTGATGTTGATGCACACGTTGATGCCCTTAAGAAATTAAAATCAGGACCCAGTGTTCAAGAGAGCACTGTCGCTGTATCATCTGCTTGAAGAGGATTGATTACCCTCTTCAACATAAATCTGCTGCTTCACTAATTTCATTTTTATTTATTTAGTTTATCATTTTTAAATATTTAATTATTAGAATAATTAAATATAAATTAACAATTCTAATAATATAATCTAACTCTGTTGCTTATTATTAGAATTATTTATTCTAACATTGTCGCTAATAGTGTTATTAGAATTATTCTAATAATAATAATAGTTCTAATAGTAATAATTAATCTAATATATAGATAATAAAGGTTAAATAATGATTAAATAGATAGATAAATATCAATATTAACCAATAAACAAGCGAAAAAAGGTATATTAAAAATTTTTAATACATATATAACCCTTATATTGCTTGTTTTTATTGATATTTAGTTAATTATATGTCTGTTTTATCTATATTTCTGGTTATATTTAACTAATTATATGCTAATATTAGAATAATATCCCTTATTTCTCTATTCTAATCATCTAAATATTAGAATAATTATTCTAATATTATTATAATTCTAACACTTGTTCAAATCTTTTATTCTGTCATCAAATCCCTTCAGTCTGTTCTCAAGTTCTTCGCTCGTTATTATGTTAGGTGTTGTGCTGTGTGTTATGTTGTGTGGTTGTATTGTTGTCATCTCTATCTGGTTCCTTGGGCTTGCTATTGGTGTTCTGAATATTATACAACAACAAGACTTGATATCTCCCCTTAGTGAATGTACGAATTTTAATATTACTCCCGTTATGGCAGTGGTCGCTAATACAATTGCTGATATGGTTAGAGTGTTCTGATCCATTTTATTTATTAGTCAATTTCATTATTTCTAATTCTTTATTTCTTATTTCTTTCTGCTTTTTATATCTATCCTTTGACCTTTGTCTTTGTGCTTCCCTATACTTTTCATTCTTATAATAACACGCCTTTACCGCTGCCCTTCTTCTCTCTTCCAATGTTTCACATTCAGTATATAATATTTGTCTCCCTGTCTTTTTTGGTTGAACCTTCATTAGTTCCGCCAACTCTTCCTTTAATATTCTCACCCTCTTCTGTTCATCTGTCTCATCAACCATCTCATCCCCTGAACTTTCTACATCCTCATCAATCTTTACCATCTCCGGTAATACATTTATTTCCTCTTCCCCCTCTCCAAAATAACTATCCGGGATTTCTACAAGTTCAACTTTCTTAATCGGCTTAGGGGGTAATCTTAATTGAATTACTTTTGGGACGGGCTTCTCTTCCTTTCTTTCTTCCTCTTCATTATATACTTTTTCAACAGTTATAGGGGGTGGCCTTGCTGGAACTTTTGGAAATCTTAAATTGTACCTTTGTTTCATAATATTCTCATCCCTTGCCTTTGTAATTTTTGCCATTTCCTCTCTCATCGTCATCTTCTTCTTTGGTTGCTCAGTTTCCTTCTTTAATAAATCTACCAATGAGATCTTCTTCATCGCCGTTTTGGGTTCTAATAATTCCCTTAGTGTTGCCATTTCGCTTTTATTATTAGAATTCATTCTTTTATACCATTATTCTAAGTATTAGAAATTCAATTATAAAAATAAAATATTAGAATTAACGTTTATATACAAAAACATCATCAGTTGGTAATTCTTTTTTACTTGGTTGTTTCTTTTGTATCCTCTCCTCTATATCGTCGTTCAAATCTAAATCTAAATTTATTGGTATTATCCCATTTATCCTAAATTTTGATAAAGGAGCATCAGGCAACATATCATACATCAAAAAATCATGCTTGTTTTTTATTATCGGATTATGTCCTGAAAATACTTTATATAGCCCTTCATTACTTAGCCCTAATTTCTTCGTCAATAACTTTTGAGACATCTGATCATATACCTTATAGATACAAAATATATTAAAGTTTCTCCTTATTGCGCAAGGTACTAAAGTGTACTCCTGAATGCTTACGATCACCTGGCACTGTCTATGGGTTGATACATATGTGACTAGTTTGTTAAATCTCTTCTCATCTTCCTTTGGGAGCTTACTCGTATATACATCATCAAATACACATAAATATTTACATTCATCTTCAAACATATCAAGGCCTGGGATTTGATCAGTTAGTATTACATCATCCCCTCCCAAGATCTGATTATATTCCTTCGTTTTTATATCGTGATGAACTATTATTATTTTATCATATTCTGGATCTTGATGCGCTATTACATTTTTGATCCAGTTTGATTTACCAGAGCCAGATAGTCCTATTACTAACATTCTGCTTATGGGAATATTTACAATCGTAGATGGATCACTTGGATCATATTTTGTTTTCCAATTCTCATATCTCATCCAAGTATCTTTATCCTCATTTGAAAATACATATAGAGACATTCTTTTATTTTAGTTCGTTTATTTTTATTATACTTATATCTTTGTTATTCTTCTTCTTTCTTCTATTCTTCTTATTCTTCTTTATTTATTGTTAAATGACAGTACGACATAGAAAAAAAGAAATAATAAAAAAAGAAAAAAAAAAAAATAATAAAAAAAATAAAAATAGAAAAACATGAAAAAAGAAAAGGTGGCTACTGGTGTCATTTTGCTTAAAAGAGATGTATGTTGATTAACAACATACATTTATATTTTATAATTCGTCCCCTAAATTTATCACCGTATAACCATTTATCTGAGCAAATGACAGATTTCTTATATAAAAAGCCCTTTGCGTTCCAAAGTCTTGTCTAAATATGTACGATACGAATATTCCGGGACTTCCCGCTGCGTTCGTTGTAAATTGTTGTAATGATACAGATATTTTTTTCCCTGTATAAACATCCGTCACCTCTATACTCCTGTTAAAATTGTTTCCATCCGTATCCCAAGCCATTATCACAAACATATAATAATTATTCCTCGTCAAATTAAATGTTAAGAATGTATATTGGTCAAAATTATAAACAAACCCTGCAAATTTACTTGATTGTACTTCCGTTTGAACAAAACCCACTGATGATGATAAAGATAATATTGACCCCGATACATTGATCACCTGCCAATTACTTCCCGACACTAAAGCTGATGTGTGAATATCCCATCCGCTGACGTTATTAATTGATACAGACCCAGAAATATTACCACAATTTATTTTAACGTGATGATTGAAGTTTGAATTTACAAATTGGTTCAATGCATCATCTCCCGCCCATCTATGCGTTCTAAAGTTAAACATATCTGGATCTAATGATGTTGATGTCCAACCCGTAAGCGCATTATCATACATCATATTTATACTTTGGTTCGGATATAACCTATACCAATATGCATTTATTACTCCTGGCCCAGTCATAGCCCTGTGCCCAAGTGTGATATATGTGCTCGTCTTATTTAATAATCTTACTTCTTGATATTGTAGGAGAGTTCCCGATGGTGTCATACAATCTAAAGTCCGTGCCCCATTCGTTGCTGTAAGGGTGACGGTTTTAGTAAGTGGTGTTATGTAATAGATTGCGCTATTACCCCCTGTATTTATTGAAAGATTTCCAGACGCACTTGTTCCAACGGCAGAAAAAAGCACTGGTGATTTCATTTCTAAATTTGCACCTGTTTGTAATGCTTGAAGACCATTACATCCTATTATCCCTGCGTTAGATGCTCCATAAAATATTGCTCTCGTTGTGAGTGTTTCAATTGGTGTTCCATTAATATTATTCGTTGATTGAAATGTAAAGTCGTAGATGTCAATCGCTGTCATTACTGGAATTGCTGATCTAAATCTTAAATCACTACCTACGTGTATAGCACTCGCTACGAACCTATTACATCCAGATATGTTTAATGAACTATCTAAGACCATTGCCTTACTTGCTATTGCTGATCCATTTGTAATCCCTGCCACCTTATTAAGGTCAGTCCCTGTAGCTGACACAGATGTCCCGCTTATTGTTATACCAGTACAATCAAGTGTTCCAACTTGAACTGTTGATTTCACTGCGTTCGTTAAATCTATTACCGTTCCAGATGGAGCATTAGTAAGGCCATGAACTACCTTCACTATTCCACTATCAGATGCGTCTCTGAATATACTAAAGTATTTTTGCCCTCCTGAATTATAATATCCGAATTGTCCCAAATCTACGGCATCAGTTGTTGTATTGCCTGTTCCAATTGCGACCAGGGGATCATTTACGGCGAGATTTGTCGTGTTTATTATTGTATTTGTTCCATTTACAGTTAGATCATTACATACGATATTGCCTGTGAAATTTGTCCCAGAAGCATTTGAAACGACCATATAAGTAAAATCTTTGCCACTTATTGATAATAACTGCGCTTTTTCGTAGGCATTAACGTAATCGTGGGATGGTGTTGGTTCAATTGCGATTGTAGTTTTATTTCTCAACCATAAATCGGCTGCGTTAGCATCAAACGATCCAACTGTCGTTTCGTTGTCTAAAAATGAATTAACACCCATTTATTTATATATGATTTTAATATTTATAATATGTTTTTGAAAACATACCATATTTTTCTCACCAACCTATTATATTTAGAAAGTTTTGCCTGCGAACTTAATCTTACTTAGGGCATTTTCTTCCATCCATTCTTGATAATTAAACATGTGAAGAAAGTAAGATTTATTATCATCAGATCTTGTTTCATAGTCTTCAATCAATTGCTCTAAATTTGGAAAATCGCGTTTAAAGATCTCAAAATACAATTCTGGGTCTTCAGTTATTGTTTCAAAATGATTTTTTGTTTCTTGATTATATTCATCACAATATATTCTTTTTATTTCACGTGTATGTTTCCCTAATCTTTTTAAAAACCATTCTGTAAAAGGGTCTGACCGCGCATTTATTACCATTTCATATACCTTGATATTAAATGATACGTTTTCTACTAAACATCCCAATGCAATCGCGCTAATTTTTTCATCATCTTGAATTTCTATGTATTTTATTTCGTCTAAAATTAATAATACATTAAATAGGGAATTATTTAATAATAACCGTGGGATCCAAAGTGTTGATCCTACAATCTCAATCATCAAATAGTTATTTTCATCAACCACTATACCAACAATATCTCCTTCTGTGTCCAATTGGCTACAGTCAACTATCTTCTCATCGCCATATCTCTTCTTATATTCATCAATTAATTCTCTGAGCTTCATTTTCTTTTTATTAGAATAAATTATCTTTTAGACTGTATTAATATTTTAGAATAATTTAAAATCAATTATATATTTATTAGAATTGTATATATTTATAGTATGTTATATTTAACATATTATATTAGAATATTTTGCCTGCGAACTTAATCTTACTAAATGTCTGTTCGTCCATAATCTTCTGGTGATTATATTGTTCTTCCAAATATCTTATTTCCGTATATTGTTCTAAATTTGGGAATACTTTCTTAAATCCCAAAAAATATTCCTCTGGATTTTCTTTTCTCCATTCCTCAAATTCTTGGCTTTCCATTTCTTCAAGATGATGATCCACTTGTTCATCTGGATCACTACTATGTCTTCTATTTATCCATCTATCGCGGTATTCATTTGTGAATTTCTTCGTATGTTGTCCTATACCTAAAAAATTATTTAAATCGTAATCTCCCATAACCATTGTATGTATGAAAATATTGTGTATTTTACATTTTACATTTTCAAATGGGAAAATAAAATCACCACTAACCCGAAGGCTTTCAAGTTCATCCATTTTGTTTAAAATAAGGGCCAGTCCCTTATATTCATCAAATAACGGGGTTTTTATAATTATACGTTCGTTTATATATATGCCCATATATGTTGCTTCAATAGATTTAATTTCTTTATCCATCCACCCATTTTCTATGCACCTCATTACCTCATCCGGTTGAAAAAGGTCATATACATAACATTCTTCAATTAATTCTCCAAGCTTCATTATTCTTTTTATTAGAATATTTATCTTTTAGACTATATTAATATTTTAGAATAATTTAAAATCAAATTTTTTATTTTGTTTAAAATTATGACATATAAACATAAAGCACGATGAGTTCTCCCACTGCCCTTTTAATCCATAATTTTAACTGTCATTATGAAATGGTTTATTCTGTCATTAATTATTTTGGTGATAAATATAATTTAGACATATTATTCGGTGTTAATATTAAGTATTGGACTAAGATTTACTCAAAAATAAATAAGAAATTTAATATCATTGATTTCCCCAATAAAAAATATGATCTTATTATTTTAGATACTGAAGATGTTAAAACCAATTGGAACTTTTGGGAGCAACATCAAAAACTAATCTCAAATAAACACACTCACTTCTTTGTTATATCCCACGATAAATCTTATCCCATTGGTAATTATTTCATCCCCGATAATAAAATCACTCGCTTATTTATTCAAGGTATCCATCCAGGTTTTGATTATTATTGTCCGATTTTCCCTATGATTTCCCCAGAGAAAAAGATGAAAATTATTAAACGTGATACTCTGATCAGGGTCGCTATTGTTGGTGATATTTGTAATAGGGACCCCAATTTTATTCTCAATCTCAAAAATAGAATTAAAAATTATAATGAATGTGAATTTACCTTTATCAATAGGATATATACCCCTCATTTTATTTCATCTATAGACCCCTCCCTCCATTATAAATTATATACTTTTATTGATGCGGATCTTATGTTCAGTCTCTTATTTCTATCTGATTATGTTTATTATTATCCCGAAGTGTTGAAGCACAATCTGGGGATAAATTGCACCGGTTCTCATAATCTCTCGTATAGTTCCCTTTGTAAATTTATCTGTCCCGTTGAATTTATCAAACATTATCATATGAACCCTCATTTTGATAGTTATTTACTCAATCCCTCCGATACAATTACCTTACATAAATTGACTGATGATGATATTACCACGATTTATAATGATGCCTGTGATTATATTGGTAATACTCGTGCTTCTATTGAGAATTTAGTCCCTAATTAAATATGTATGTTTATATCCTCAACATACTTATTATTTGTCATAATGACACCAGTGGCCTCCTTTTCTTTTTTTCATGATTTTCAATTTTTATTTTTTTTTATTATTTTTTTTTCTTTTCTTTTTTTCTTTATTTATTTTTCTATGTCGTACTGTCATTAAATAAAGAAATAAGAAGAATAAGAAGAATAGAAGAAGAAAAGAGATTAAACAGAAAAATAATCTGGATTATGAACATAAACATCAGTTGGGTAGATTAAATCCCAAGCTCTTAAATCTTTATCAATCAAATCAAATCTAAAAGAGACAGTGCGAGAGTGTGATGAATGATGATCAACAACATATGGACGTATATCATTATTAAAACTATAAGAAGTAATATCTTGATTTTTACCTCCAACAAATCTCTTAAAATTATCAAGTAGAACCGCCCTACTTACTGGATGCTTACAGATGCCTCCCTCTCTATATATACATTCCAACCATTTGCGAAATAGGGGCTGACTAAAGCGTTTTAGATCAAGTAGGGCAGGTGTCATTGGGACACACAAACTAAAATCGTTAGGGTTTTTTATTTCAATTTCATAATACATTAGGAATAAAAACACTGCTCTCACAAAAATAGGATTGTCATAACAATTTACAAAATTAGTAAAGAAACCTTTTTCTTTTCTGATGCTATTATCAACATCATAGGCACAGGCACGTCTATCATATTTTAGTGGATATCTGTTATTAGTCCCACCAATAAGATTTATATAATTAAGAGTTGTCCTTTGTGATTTATGTTTTTCATTTATGAGTAATGTCTCGGCTGTGATTTTTGCCCTTAACGCTGCTGCATTACTACCTTGTGTGTTTGATTGATCCATTTCCTCTAAGAAGACTAAATTCTTACCGACTAAGAAAGCGGTATATTCAGAATGTAATGAGGGATTATTATCAATACATAAATATAAATCTTTTCCTAATATCTTAGAGCCAAATTTATTAAAGAAAAGTGATTTACCATTACCCCCCTCTTGATTATCATCAGGGATTACTCTCTCCTTATCCTTAAAGGAGAAACCTTTTGATTTTAATCCAGATGAAAATACCGGTAAGGGCTTTAAGACGGGTATAGGTAGAGCTTTGGGTTTTGTTTCTGATACTGGCTTTGGTTCTTGGTTGGGTAAAGGTTCAGGTGGTGCTTCGGTTTGCTTTTTAATATCTCTGAATACCACACACATTTCTGTTCTCGTCCCAGGCTTCTGAATTAATGTCGCAAGATAATTAAGATTATAACTTAATCTTTCTGTCATAGCAATTTCATTCTCTTCTCCAAATTCAGGAACTTCTCCCCCTAAATGTGATAATAATTTTAAGAAGGGTTTAATGAGTGTATTGAATTGTTTTGATGGCATATTCTTAATTTCTTCATCATATTCATCATACTTATCTGCTTCAAATCCCTTGAATAAATTATAAGTATCAGGGGGACACTTTGATTTATCCATAACGAAATCCATTCTTTCATATTTACGCCTCTTCATGTCCTTTCTCCAGACGGGATAGAAGGGAACTTCTACAACTCTACCTTCTTTTTCACTATACATATTGAAAACGTCCGTGAAACATTGTTCGTCTCTCCAAGCGATCACTTTAATCCCACGATCATCTGTCTCTCTGAGAACAAAATTATCAACTTGGCAATGTTTTAATTCAAATCTCTCCTTCACTTCCTCATATGAATTTTCAATCTGAACCACTTTTGGCGTCCAATTATGTTCTAATGATTTTATTTTCATCTCAACATCAAACCCAAGCCATAACTTAACTTGCTCCTCAAGTTCTTTTACGATATTAGTGGCTCTAAATTCTTCTTCAGTCTCCAATCCGTTCCTTAACTTAGCAACTAATCCGCCATCGTGAATTCTCACATCCATAGACCTACCTTTGAATGATAGATATTGATCCACAAGGTCCATTATACGAGTTTCCTCAGTCGTTAAAAGTAGGGATAGAATGGATGGTCTAATGTCTTTATCGTGTTCATTAACAATCACCTTCAACTGCTTAAATAAATCGTGGCGAGAATATATCATATTGTTCAAAGCGGTGATCTCTTCTTGAATTCCATCTAATAAAGGGGCTATGTTCTCACGATCATCATTTCTTTCTTTGCTTCCATCTCCTTCAATCTCTTCTTCATATTTTACGTTGTAATATCCGCCGTATAATATCTTTAGAAACTCGATCTTGAAATCAGTTCCAAACTTTTTAATGTATTCTTCTCTGTTCTTCACATATTCTTTAATACATTCACAACTGATCTTGAAATCATTACATAACTTTACCGCGATCGCATAATGGGCGTTAGAGATATCCACCTCAAAATAATATTTTTGGGCCAATATTTTCCTATAGATGGAGGGCATTGAGCAGAGTGTTTTTGCTCTTCTCTGGGAAGGGGTCCTAACTGTAGATGGGTATCTTCTGCCGAGGATTAAATTGTTGATAGGGTTTGCTACCGCACGCTTTCCAAATTGATAAACAACGCTAACAGTATCCGTTTGTTTTTCCGCACAATCATGATATTGCTTGATGATTTTACCAACGTCGGGGAATGTTTGTGTATCCTTTCTAAGTTGTTCCAATTTTTCATGGTCAAATCTTTCAGTCTTTACCAACATCGCTCGTTGAACTGGATCAAATCTAAATTTATCTGTATGGACTACAGACCCAACTTGTTGAACATTTAATCCCTTGTTGATTTCCTTCGTGAGAAGATGGGCTTGATCTCTATCGTTCTGTTCTTCTTGGTCAATGTGTTGCTCTGCCATTTTTTATTCGCTAATGTATTCTTTTAGACTTATTTCTAATTAATTAGAATAATTTTTAATCATTTTTTTTTTGATAATAATGCGGTAATTATAACGCATTATATGATTAATTTAACCTCAAAAGAGTTATTGGTGGTTGTGATGAGGGTGGTGGTGCTAAAAAATTAACAGGATATAAAACTCTGGTTTCATTTCCAAAGAAAGTCGCATTTGTAATTACTTTACTGGGTTTGATTATATCAGTTAATTTATTGACACATCCCTTGGTATATGTTTCGTTTAAAATTAGTTTATCTACTTTGGGATATCTCTTAATTGATTTAGCAGTGATCGTTGTAAGGCATTCGATCCCATCAAAAATTAATATGAATAATTCTCCCATACATTCAAAGATTTTATCAACTGATTTTGCTGTATATTCACAGTTCTTTGTCGGTGGATGAATTTCAACATTCTTCTCCCAAGTGATCGTCTCTGTCTCACTAATGAATGCAACTAATCTTACTCCACGATTTAATATCTCGATCCCAATGATTTCACCATTCCTTCCCCTTAGATCCTCAGGGTTTCCTTCTAATATCTCTACTGCTTCACTTATCAACATTTTATTTTGCTTATTTATTCTTTTGTCATTCAATTTTATTTTGTCTCTTTTTCTCTATTTCTTCTTCTATTCTTCTTATTCTTCTTATTCTTCTTATTCTTCTTATTCTTCTTTATTTATTGTTAAATGACAGTACGACATAGAAAAAAGAAATAATAAAAAAAGAAAAGAAAAAAAAAATAATAAAAAAAATAAAAATAGAAAATCATGAAAAAATAAAAATACCCGACTGGTGTCATCATTACATAAAACACGACATAAGAAAAATGTAAAGATGTTTGAGCATATTATCAAACATTTATCTATCTTTTCCTTATTTCTTCTTCTATTCTTCTTATTCTTCTTATTCTTCTTTATTTATTGTTAAATGACAGTACGACATAGAAAAAAGAAATAATAAAAAAAGAAAAGAAAAAAAAATAATAAAAAAAAATAAAAATAGAAAATCATGAAAAAATAAAAATACCCGACTGGTGTCATCATTACATAAAATAGGTATGTTATATAAAACATATCTATGAAATCAATTTACTCTTCTTGGCGACTTGTAATAATAACTTTTGTTTAGCCGTTAGTTTAGGATTATCAGCAATAACTTCATCGTTAAGCAACTGTTTCTTTTCATATTTATTTATTTTATGACCCTCTCCCTCTATTAATCTATTGGCACTTGAAGCCAAGTCTGTCACACCTCGGGAGAATTTTCTTATCCAAGCAGGCATTCGTTCAAATAACTGTTCCGTATCCTGTTTGATCCAATTATACACCTCTTGATTTCCCATATTATTTGCCTTCAACATTGCTATAATAAAGGCTTGACAATTGTTGTCAGCACTATCATATGCACCATATTTTGAGCCCATGTAGTTTTGCGTTTGACTGAACAATTCACTAATTCTAAGATTAGAAGGGGTTTCAATCGTAATAGTTTCTAACCCGTCCGAATTTTTCCATTTTTCCATCTTAATAACTTCTCTTTTGTCTATTAGCCACTCATTAACCCCATTCTTTTCTCCTTTAGACGTTATTTTTAATCCTAAATGAAACAATTTATCATAGCCTAAAGAATTGACTGCCGACTTAAATTGACCCAGTGAGATAGCGTTTAGAGCAGTAATTACGTAAGATTGAACGGGTTTTCTGAAGGCCATAACGCCTATAATTTTATCATCACCATAAATTGAAAGAAGTTGTCTTACTTTTGGGGGATTTTTATTTGGATCGCGTTGGAACATATCAAATATTCCCTCGCCATCTTGTTCATTATCACAATTACCACCCATTTGTTCAATCCATTTCGGAGTCGGATGCTTCTGTTGAGTATTCGCTTGATGAGCTTGTTTCTGGAACTTGTTTTCGAGATATGCCCCTCTGCTTGTTATTACCTTTTGAAACGGTTGATGGTCTGACATCAGTGTCGGTTGTTGAAAGACATTCGGTGTCTGATATGAATTTGATTTTTGATTTTGATCGGGAAGGGGCTTTTGAAACCCTTGTCCCAGTCTCTGTCTCGTGATATGAGTTGGTGGAGGCATCAGTCTCTTTCTTTTTCTTACTTTTATTTTTATTAAGTTTTTCATCTGCTTCTTTTAATGAAGCCATAGATGCATCAGAAATAATATTTTGAGCCATAAGTCTCTTAATATCCTTGATTAAAGTCTGATCATTATTCTTTAATCGTTGAACAAAATCTTCATTTGATAATAATTCTTTACTAACTTTAACAGCACTTTCGCAATAATTTTTCTGAATATCCCCAACAGTTGTATGTTGAGCACGTGGTTGTTGCTTACAGACATAGATGTTATTATCAACACATTGATATTTAAATCCCTCGGGTAAAGGATGAGTTTTCATTAATTCTTTTTTTACTTCACGAGCATGATCACTATCTTCACATCGGGCCTTCAATTTAAAATCATCTTTAATTCTTTTATCCTTCTTCTGGACGGCTTCATCAAGAGAAATAATTGGATTTACGACCCCCTGCCTTATTAATCTTAAATGTGTTTCACCACCGATTTTAATGCGTTTGTTTGTTAGGGGATTAATAATAGTATTTTCGCTATTCATTATTTTTACTTTGGTTAATTAAACTTTTATAAATATATATTTTTTATTTATTAAATAAATGTGGCTCAAAGATTGTATTGATTTCTTTTTTGTATTCACTGAACGCAAAGGCGTCCCCTACCCAAAGACATTAGTAGAGACTGGATGTTATAGGGGAGAAGGATTAAAACATTATCTCTCAGAGAAATTATTTGATACAATTCATTCAATTGAATTATCTCAGAAATGGTTTGACTATTGTTCGGATTTATTTAAGAATGAGCCAACTGTTCATCTTCATCAAGGAGATTCCGCTAAAGTATTATATGAACTAAGCCTACCCCCTGAGCCTGTATGTTTTTATTTTGATGCGCATTATAGTGGAGGACCTACGGCTGGAGAAACATTATATAACGGTTGCCCTATATTGGAAGAATTAAAATTCATTGCGTCAAGAAATGTAAAGGGTGATATAGTGATTGTTGATGATATTAGATTGATGGGAAAGAAATGTATATCTGGGACACAAAACAGTGAAGTATATCCAGTGACGCTTTTTGATTTCAGACACGCATCATTAAATAATATGTTCAAGATATTCTCTGATGCTAATATTGAAGTTGATGCGCATATGGTCCCGAATTGTGATCGGATGATTATTTACATCGTATGAAAAAATTAAGACCCTAAAATTGAAATATAAGAAAAATTGTTATAAATAACGCAATTTGAACTAACATATAAAATAGAAGGATTATGTGATTTATCTTTAAAAATACCAATAATAAGAATATGAGGAGCAATTTTCTTAAGAAACAAAGAGAAATCAACTAATTCACAAATATCACCCGAATATTTGTCGTGATAAATAAAATAAATAGGACCATCTGATGTATCTTTTAATAAATTCATAAATCTGGCACATCTACGACAAAAAGCATCATAAATATCAACTTGGAATAAATCGTGATGATTAAAAAGATTAACATATTTACCACCTTCATAAGGGGGATTTTTATTATTATCATAATGCATCCTGTGAAACTCATTATCAATATATTTATCATAAAAAGAATGCTTAGTAGAATTATCCTTGCTCCCCTTGATGTAATATTCTTCATTAAGAAATGTTTGAAAATTATCTTCAATACAATGTTTTATCATAGGGAGTGTTGAAAATATATAATCAAAAGGATAAGCCACCTCCCTACATTTATAATTTTTTATTATATCTAAAGTTTCACAATTAGGACCAATACTAATATATTTCCCCTTCATTTAATATTATTATTCCTATGTTTTATAAAAATAAAAATTGATTTTTTAAAATTTAATTTTCAAGATTTTGACCAAAATATAAATTTATTCTAATTTATTAGAAAAAAAATTGAATTTAAAATAAATAATTAGAATACAAATAGACCAAAATTGATATTATTATTCTAATATAATAAGAATGGAGCCAGGAAGTGATATGTTTTTTGAGGTTAGATACGAATTTTATCGTGATTACGTCGGAGAAGTTTACCAATCATACGAAGACCATAGAAAGATGAATGCTGATCTTTCTGCTCAAGAATGTTTGAAATCTTTCTTTGAGGAAAATGAGGGAGATGGTGATGTAATTAACATTTTCTCTTATGAAATGCTTAGCCGTCTTGTATATGAAAAACGTGTAAATGGAATTAGAACCTTAGTAAAATTAGGTGCTAACGTTAATTGCACTAAAATGCATAGTCTCCTACACGAGGCTGCCGTTCAATCAACCCCAGAAGTTATTCAGGTCCTTATTGACTGCGGTGCTAATATTAATAGTGTAGATTGTATGGGTGGGAGAACGCCCTTATTTTGTGCCACTTGTTGTGAGGATAATTGCTATGAAAACGTTAAATGTCTCATTGAAAATGGAGCGGACCCCCACATTCCAGATAATAGCGGTCAATGTCCTATTACAATTTGCCTTTTTGATGATGTTCGTGAGTTGTTGGAGAATGCCGATGATTTACAGACCCTTGGACCCAAATCCGCATCAAAACTATACTAAATTATATGTGAATGACCACATATAATTAAAAAAAAACACAATAGCAGGCGTGAAGAACAAATGGTCCTATTTGAAGAATTTACTCTTTCTGAGATATAACTTTACTTTTTAGACCTTGAAGGTCTTGGTCTTGATCTTCCATCCCCTTGGAAGATTTGGCTTATTAATGGGAGAAGACCTTTGGCAACGGTCCCTAAAACTGATGCGATAGAACCGCCTTCTTGTGGCGATTTCTTACTTTTCTTACGTGGATGTTTCTTTCCAGTCATTTTTTATATAATTTTATTATTTTATATTTTATATTTTATTTATTTATTCCAGATCGTATTCAATATTTAATGTCAGAGACCAATGCTTACCATTTAAATCAATATTATTCAATGATTGATCTAATAAAGCCACATTTATAGATGATAATGTTGTTCCCGTCAAATTACAATCCATTTTATTAAATTCAGGCACACCCCCACTCCCAGGATAAACGATCGTTTGTTGTGGAGGGACATCAACAGGAACTACTCCTAATAAATTCCTACTCTGACCGGCATAGTAATAATTCGTGGGTAGAGATGTTTGAACACATAAATCGGTCACATTTTTAAATACGGCTGTACTATCCCCTGTGAAATAAGTCGCTTCTGATGTTGTTAAAGAAGCACCCGAAGGAGTGCGTCTATTTAGATTAAAACCGAATAAACCGTAGGGAGAACCTGCGGGCCAATTTACCTGATAGCCTGAACTATTGATGACTAAAAATGTTTTATCAGTGGCACTATCTGGGAGAAATGAAATGAAATTATTATCAAATGCGTATCCAGATACATTTTTAATGTTTTGAAGTTTGATTTGAAGGATGTTATTATACTGGGATAATGAGTACAATCCATTGTCAAATTGGAGCGCGATCTTGTTTTGGACGGAGGGGTTGTCGGTAAAGTAAAAAGCATTGTTTCCTAATGCTGATGAGATATTGACAAATGAATAGGGGACGTGAAGAGATCGTAAAAACACTTTAACATTCTTTGCTGTTTGGGGAATTCTGACGGCGGGATTTAATAAAATAGTAAAACTATTATTGGTAGATGAGACATTAGTAGCAGTAGATGATGAACCTCCAACTGAGATATTGACAGTCATTTATTTAAAAGAATATAACTTTTCTTTTTTGTGTTTTATTTTTCTCCCTTCTATTTCTCTTTCTACGCATACCTTTCCCGGATTTAGGAACACCCAATTCTTTCCCAAGTCTCTTCTGAAATTCAGTTTCAATTAATTGTTCCAACCCCTTTTTAACATCAATTTTTTTCTGTCCTTTCGTATTAACGGCATTCATATATGACTGTAAAAAACGGGGGTCTTCCAGGAAAACACTACGTAATGTTTCCCAATCAATTCCTTTCTTTTCACTCACAGTTTTTAAATATTCTGATTTATTCCATTCGGCTGCTTTATAAAATTCATCAAAGACGTATGATCTAAATTTATCATATTCGGGGGTCTTCACAGTATCCCGACATTCTTGAGCTATTTTTTCAAGTTGAGCTATTTGTTCCTTATATTTTTCTTTAGGATTTTCCTTATATTTTTCACTAACATCCTCTATTTTTTCATATAAATTTAAAATAGTATCTTTATCTTGAATTTTTTCATCGTATTGATCAGGTATGTGTTCCGTGAGAGTATCAATCCTACTGTTAATGAGACTATCAAGACGGGCACTCATTTCATCATTAAACCTCTGATCATCCGCCATTTCACTTTCACTAATTAGATCTGTTTTTGGTAGATTGTTATATATGTTAGGATTAGCGCTAAATTTAAATTTTAAGAAACTTTCATAGGGACCATAACCAGGAGAGAATTCTTTTAAATGTTTATAAAATAGATAATTACTTCCCTCATAAGTGGCTTTTAATAATTGTAATTTTTCAGGATCAAATTCCGCATCTTCAAGATCTTGTAATAAATTATTATTATCAACATCACCTTCAATATTCATGTTGTCAATGGTGTCTTTCGCTTCTGCCATCGCTTTATCCATTTCTTCTTTATAAGTTTCAAAACCTAATGAAACGATTTCAGGTGCAGGTGCTAAAACTGTTTCTTCAACTGGGATTGTTGCCATTTCAGGTTTTGAAGTTCTATCAGGTTCAACATATTCAGGTGCAGGCGCAGGCGCTAATATAGTATCAGATGAGTAAGATGAAACAACTTCGGGAGTGAGTGTTATCTCTTCAGGGACAATCTTTTCAATTCCTGCGGCTTCAATATTCGCCAAAGCAGATCTAAGTTCTCCATCTGTCAGTCCTTCATCAGTTAATCCCAAACTATCTACTAAATTATGACGGGTCAATATATTTTTTTTTTCCAAAGCATCTAAACTATTATAAATATCGGTGAGCTTTTTATTCACAGTATCAGGAAACTCAGCGAACTGTTTCTGGGCATATACTTGTTTAACCGCAAAATTAATATCATCATCTGTAAGTGTTTGCTTTTGTAGAAATAAAGGCTCTAACATAGCAGAAGCTCTAATTTGATCAGTATCGCTCATACTGGGATATAATCTTAAAATCTTGGGTTGAATGAGATAAAAGTTTTTATTCATAGCCCATTTAATATTAGATGAATTTCCAAATGTCTTTTTATATTTGGGTGCTATTTGAACTTTCTTTAAAGTTTTTTCTATAGCATAATTTGATGGCAAGACCGTTGGAGTTTTAGTATTGAGAAAATTACTAAATACCATTTGTATATTATATTTTAAATATTTATAAAAATTATATGTTGAAATTAACATATAATTTAAATTAATAAGAAGTCATCCCGTCCGAATTTTTTATATACATATCCACTCGCCAATGCTCTTAAGCCACAGTTGTATTCATTGTTGTATCTCTGTTCTTTATCATCCATATCTTGTATGAATGTTAATTTTTTGAACAATTTATTATATTTTTTAATATCTGCGCCATAGCTATCATAAGCAAGTAATCCATCCTCATCATCAATAAATGTAATCCAATGCTCTCCATCTTGATTTGAATTTTCAGTATTCACAACATATATTTTATTATCACCTATTTTGACGACGCCATCTGTCGTTTCAACCATCTTAACAAATTCATCGGCAGCGACGCATCCGCCATAACTATCACCTAAATACTTATTTCCTATGTCATCCACTTGAAAATTTGTTAATGCCTCTTTTCCATATCTTTTTTCCCATTTTTTTACTAACTTTTTATAATAATCCGTTATCTCTATCTCTTTTTTTTTCGCCCGACACCAGCTTGTGCCGTTAATAAACTTGGGGCACCTTTACCCCTATGAGCTTTTCTACGTCCAGTTCCTAATTTAGCTTTTAAAATACTATCATACATACCTGAACCTCTAATCTTCTCTCCAAGCTTTTCAATCCCTTTATTTGCCAATGGTTTATAAATATTATCAATTGTGCTCTGGGATGTAGCTACTTCTTTGATTGAGTTCCCAATGCTCTTTAAAACATCAAGAAATCCTTCTCCTTTCATATGTCTAAGGGTTTTATCTTTTCTACCAAGACCCATACCTCTGAGCGTTTTATCTCTGGGTGGGTTTGAAGTCCGAAGCGTCTTATTACCGCTCATTTTTTATTTAAATTTTTATTATTTTATATTTTTATTTATTTATTTGTGGGAATTAAGCATTCTGAACATCAACATTGACGACTTCACCATTACTATACGTTAATTTGATCACACGATCATATTGAGCAACTAACCAAGCTAAAATATTATTAGTGGATGAAACATTAACACTATGGGCAAGATTGACTGTGACTTGTGTGCTTCTATCATCAAGGGGCTTATCAAATCTATGCGTGAATAAAGCACCAAGTTTAGCCCATTCTAAGAAGGTTTCATTGGCATCAGAATTTGAACTATTGTATCCATTTGCCAACATATATTGATAATAAGATGTTTGGGGTCCGACTAAAGTAGAACCTGATAAATTGGCAGATAATACGGTCCAAGTTCTATCAACTGCGGGTTGAACTTGAGATGCGTATGTGATGCGTGGAGCACGAGACATTAATAGTTCAAAACCAGAGGCATTAAATCTCGTAGCCATAAAAGCGTTATTAGTTCCAACATCACCACTTCTCTCAAAGAAACTTAATTTATATGTTGAAGGTTCTACATTATAAATTAATTGTTGATTGGCACTCGTGACGGTGATTTGTTGAGTGGTATGCGCTGCCACTCTTTCATAATGCTCTCCACTATACATAGGAAGGTCGTTTTTAATTAAGCACGGGTGGAAAACAACATTACTGACAACAACATTATAAGAATCGTAAGCAGTGGTTGTAGTGGAAGGATTTCTGTTTCCAGAACAGGTGACGAAGTTCTTCTTGTAGTTAGGATCAATTGTAAAGGATAAACGATGTCTCATTGCCCCAGTTGTGGTTGTATCATTATAGAAAAGACCAACAGTAGGTTGATAAGCAATTGTATTAACTCTTGACCCAGTGATAATAAAATTAGGGGCATATCTGTATTTAGTATCAACGGTTGCGCCTGAACAATCGGCAAAACCAGATCTCATTAGTCTTTCAATGTCGTCTCTCTCACATAAGTTATTAGCCATCCAAGTCTTCTCTTGTAATCTGCTCATTGAACATCTTTTATTGTGTGTGTCTGTGACTGCGTATTCTGGTACAGTAATAACGCTAACCCCATTAATAGTATGAGTGAAAGATGAAAACATAGCACCGACACCGTTGAAAGAAGGGTAGATGGTAGGGAGACCTTGTTGCATATTTGTAGCAGATAGGGCATAACCACTGATGGATGCCCCAGAAGTGTCTCTAAGTTCAATGTCAAATTCAAAATAACTATTGGAAAAGTCGCAAGATTCTGACGCTGACTGGCTGAATTCAAAATCTAAATTCCCAGAAAATTGATCATTAATCTTAATAGTGCTTGGATATACATCGGGCCATCTACGAGCTAATACGTGCTCTTCAGGTTTAGTCACTGTAGGATCTGGATTGAATGTAAATGAGACCATTTTTTATTCTATTTTGTAATATTTTATATTATTTTTTATGAAAAATTTATTTTTATTTATTATTATTATTTCACGACATATTGGCTCTGCATTTCTAAAGAGTGTCCCATTGCCTTAGCATCATCCAATCTTTCCTTTAAATCCGTATCATTTCCATATTTCCTTGACAAATAACTATGTCTAATAATATTAACGCTCACTTTCTTCCCTCCAAATATCTTATTAATTCTCTGTTGTAATTGTGCTTGAGATAGTTGATCGAAGTTTCTATCAATCAAAATAAAATCACTTCTACCATCAATGATTTTTATCCATTTCTTTAATATGTTCGCTAATCTATCAGGCAATGATTCCGTTTGTGTCTTATATATTTTTGCGGTCTTATAAATATTAAAGACCAATTTCTTTTTATCAAAATCTATATAATTATCATCCTCTTCATCATAGTTTTGATACTTCATAAATATGAAGTCAGTTAGGCGCCTTGGTGGTATTAGTGTGTATAATGATAAAATAACATATTCTTGTATGTCTTGCATCTCCTTCATTGTATAACACTTTTGTCCCAATTTTAATATCGCATTTGTTTTATTCTTTAATAGTTCTAATTTCTTCACTATATCATCATAATTTACCCAATTCTCTCTTTGTTCAGGTGTCTTCTCTTGGCTCTCATATAATTCTTTTTGTTTCAACGCATTTTCAGTCATTGCTAATCTATAAGTCTTAATCGCATCCTCACTCGCCTTTGGTCCTAAGAATGAAATTAAAGAAGCCATTCGGGTCTTTATTGCGCTTGGCTTTGGATATGTTTTTCTGATAAACTCAACCACCTCATCAGAGTTATTATTAAAATATGCTTTTATCTCTCTTTTATCTCTTCCTTCATCTCCGCGCATATTCCTGTATAGAGTTGATAAAATAGATGCGTAAGTCCTTCTCGTTGATGGAGTTATTTGTGGTCTATTCTTTTCCAATATGGTTAAGATCGTTTCTGTTAGTTCTGGATCAATTGTTGTTAAACCTACCATTTTATTTATTAATTATCTATTATTTATATTTTCTTTTCTTCTTCTATTCTTCTTATTCTTCTTTCTTTATTGTTAAATGACAGTACGACATAGAAAAAAGAAATAATAAAAAAAGAAAAGAAAAAAAAAATAATAAAAAAAAATAAAAATAGAAAATCATGAAAAAAGAAAAAAGAGGCTATTGATGTCATCATTACATAAAATACAACATAAACACGATAATAAGATGTTTGATGATATGATCAAACATTTGTCTATTCTTTTCCTTATTTCTTCTTCTATTCTTCTTATTCTTCTTTATTTATTGTTAAATGACAGTACGACATAGAAAAATAAAAAAATAAAAAAAGAAAATAAAAAAAAAATAATAAAAAAAATAAAAATAGAAAATCCAGAAAAAAAAAAAATACCCGACTGGTGTCATCATAACATAAAAACACAACATAACAATAATGTAAAGATGTTTGAGCATATTATCAAACATTTATCTATCTTTTCCCTTATTTCTTCTTCTATTCTTCTTATTCTTCTTTATTTATTGTTAAATGACAGTA